ATTGGTTGTCGCGTCATCCGGGGGATTTAAACCCCCGGTCGGTCGTTGTATTCCGTGGCCTGTAGCGGCGTGGTAGCTGAAAAGCTGCTGAAACCGCATTTAGGCGTGACTAATAGTCCCTTTCTAGTCACCCGTTTTTTTGTTCGGTGGCTGATCGCCTGTGCCGATGCAGCGCGCCTCGTGAAATGCCATTACTTCCTGCATTCCATTGTCGACCGCGACAATCTCCCGATCAAAGTAGGCCTGAGCATTTTCCTCGCCTTCTGGCGGTAGCTCGCCCGGACCTGCGAGAGCGTTATAGATCCAGCGCATGCCTTGCCCGTTAACTTCCTCATCAATCACGGCAGCCCGCATGCCCAGCAGATAGCGACCAAATAGAAGGTCAAGTTCCTTGATCCTCATCCGGGCGACTTCGTTCTCGACTTGCAAGGCAGTGATCGAATTCTTCCTGTCGCGGGCCGCTTCGTATTTTTCTGCCAGCGCCTCGTTCTCGGCCTTGAGCTGTTCGATCTCCGCGAGCAGGGCCAGAACTGCGGCCGGATTTGCGGCGGCGTAATACTGGGCAATCTTCGGCGCGTCCTGCTCTTGGTCGTATTGCTCGGTATCGATCGTCAGCAGGGGCCAGCGGTCATCTTCCTCATCAAGGCGGCCGACTTGCCAGTCCGGGCCGTTCTCGTCGCAGGGCCAGCACTCGGTCATCTTGTCCCAGCCCTTCATGCCTTCGGCCAGCGCCTTCAGCTTCACTTTGTCGACGGTCATTGCGCGCTCCACTTTATTCGTCATGAGTTGATCGCCTGAATGGATAAGGTTTCGAGGTGTTGAGCCTCGCTGGCAAAGTGGTCTTCGGCGTACATGACTGAATCGCCTTGCGCTGCCCGTTGCTGGTTTGCAGCTTGCATCCCGACAACACGGGCGTTCGACGCATAGATCAGCGCCAAAAGCTGAATCTGTTCATTAGTCATGGCTTGAGGCCTCTGCGTTGGCGGACAGCGAACCCTTGGCAACCCTGGCTCGGCTATTCGCATATCCCCGGATCTGGGTCATGTCCTTCATAAATTCGTCGCGCCCGGCCTGAAGGCTGATTGTCTCCAGCGATTGGGCGGCGTCGGCCAGCTGGGCGCGCAGGGTTTTCACTTCGGTCAGCAGCTCGCCGCTGTCGTTGCAGAAAACACAGCTCTGCTCCGCGTGTTGATGGCGTAGCGTTTCGAGTTCGGCGCGCAGCCGCTCAACTTCGTCAGTGTCGGCGCTGGCGTAGCAGACCATCGTTTCGAATAGCTTGTGCTGCGACAGCTCAACGTAGCGGGCCATGTCGCAAGTTGCGTAATCGCTCATGCCCTTTCGGCGGTAGAGGTAGATCTGTTCGTTGCTCATGCGCTTGCTCCCGATTCGGTGGGCTGTATGGCGGCGTCGATAACAGCCTTCGCGTGCTCGCGCATCGAGGCGCGCCCCTGCTCCGGCATGTGCCCCCACGGATAATCCATGCATGCGGCCAGCTTCTGGGCGGCGGCCTCTAGATTGGCCTCGGGCAGCTCATAGACTGGCGCGGCGTCGAGCATGGCCCGATAACCGTATTTACTGATAGGTCCAATCGGCGCAATTGAATTCGCCTCGTATGCCTCGCGCATGGCCTCTGTTAGTTCAACCGGCACCAGCTTCCATTCCTTGCTCATCACTCACCCCTTCGTTTATTTGTCGCCGGACTGCCCGGCCTCATTTGCCAGCGCCTCAAGCGCGAACTGCACGGTGTACGGTGCTTTGCGGTACGTTTCGTGGTCGGTGGCCACCAGGTAGTAGCGCAGCGCCCGGTCACTCATGCCGAGGGCGGCGGCAGCCTTTCGCTGGCTGATACCGGCCTTCTCCATAAGCCCGCGCAGATAGGCCGGGTCAGGGTTGTACAGCGAGGCGTCCGGCTTATGAGAGCTTGGCACTGGCCGCCTCCAACTCCATGCGAGAATCGATCCAAAGGTCGTGACCGTGCGAAACACCTTCAGGTACAGGCTCATCGAGAAGGCCGACGGCCTTCATTCCAGACCGCGACCGCGCATAGCGATAGCGCTCCGCGTCCTTCATGTCCCGCTCCATGATTCTGTAAGCCTGGCTCATGTCGCCGCGAGCGCATTCAAGCTCTGCTTTCAGTCGATCAATTTCGGCGATCATAGCCAGAACGGCGGCAGGGTGGGCGGCGGCGATGAACGCCATGTCATGACTTGATTCATATTGCAGTCCAGCCGGAGCCTGACAAACCGTGTAGGTGTCGTCCTCGTCGCCCTCCCGATCCACCAGAACCTCTTCAAGGTATTGAGGCTTGTCAGATCCGAATGACGGACCGGCAGCTACCCACGGCCCTTGTGTTGCGGCCTCTGCCAGTTTCTTCAGTTCAGTCGTATCCATCACTCGTCGCTCCACTGTTCTTCGAGAAGGTCCATCAGTTCCCAGAAGTGTTCCGGGCTGACTGGGCACGCAATACCGTAAGGGAATTCAGTCAGGTCGTGATGGCAGATTGTTCGTCTGCCGTACCCATCCACGGCCCAAGTGAGTCGCCTCACTTGTTCACCTTGGTTTTTGCAATCCGGTACCACTCGTTACGGCATTCGTTCCAAGCGAAGAATTTACCGCCTTCTTCTTTGACTTCGCGGATCAGGCCGGTGCGGGTTGTGTGAGTCATGGTGTGTTGCTCCGTTGTTCGCCTCGCCTGAGTGGCTGGCATGGGTCTTACTATAGGAACATTGTTCCTACTTTGCAAGAGCCTGAGCGGGATATTTTTCAGGGCTACCAAACATCGCCGCCGCCTTATCCCCCGACGAGTCGCCATCGGTTGGAATCCAGCGCCCGTATACCCGCGCAATCATGAGCCAGGAAGCATGCCCCATCTGCTTGGCCACCCACATAGGATGCTCGCCCGCGCTCAGCATCATGGATGCGTAGGTGTGCCGGGTCTGGTACGGGTTCCGGTAGCGCACGCCTGCCCGGCGGATGGTTGGCGTCCAGAGTGATTTGCGCAGCTCCTGGTCGCCGGTGAATGCCCTGTTGTGCCTCGGGTCGTGGAAAACGGCCTTCCCTTCTATATAGGTGTGCTCGCGCTGGGCTTTGAGTGCCTCGAACGACATGGGCAACAACCTCACACTGCGCACCCCCGCCGCCGTCTTCGGCGTCTCTGCCTCGCTGGCTGCCGCCGTCAATCCCCGCGACACCCTCACTTCCCCGCGATGCCAATCAATGTCGCCCCACTCCAGCGCGACCAGCTCACTTGTCCGCAATCCAGTCCAGAAGGCGAACTGCAACAGGTTCCGATACTGCCCGGTCGCTGCCGCCAGAATGGCCCGCTGCTCGTCCGGACTGAATGGGTCGATCTCGTCCTCGGTGCGCGGCTTGCCCTTCACTGAATACGTCCAGCCGGCCAGTGGGTTCGATTCGATCAGCTCGTCGTCTACGGCATCGCTCAGGGCCGAGCGCAGGCAGCTTTGCACGTTGGCCAGCCGCTTGTTCGTCGCCGACATCTTGGCCATGGCCGCCTTGACCTCCTTTCGCGTAACAAACGCTAGTAGGAGCGAGCCCAGCGCCGGGACCAGCACCCCCGAAACGATTTTGCGGTAACCGTCCAGCGTGGACGCCTTCAGGATGCCCGCCTTGCGCTCAAGCCATTCGTCCAGGTACTGGCCGAGCGGAACCTGCCCGGACTGGCCGACAGCCGATGCCGCCCGCTTCGACCGGGGAAACGCCTCGGCATAGTCAAACGAGCCCCGGTGAATCGCCAAATCAATCGACGCCTTCTGCTGCTGCGCCCGCTTCAGGTTGGCCGGCGTAGGCTCCAGCGGCAGGCGCTCCCGACACTGCTTGCCCTCGACCATAAAGCTGATCTCGATACTGCTTTTCGATGCCGCACGCACCCCGCGCTTCGCAGCCATACGCCACCCCTGACGATTCGTTTAGTTGGCCGACAGTTTAGACCTGTGCCGCGCCGGGCGGCAGCGGGTCGGACCAGAAGGTCAGCCTGTTTTCGTGGCTTCGGAAATCTCTTCAGATTCCTTCTCGATCTGCCAGCTCTTCACCTCGACCCAGCCTTCGGGCGCTGCCCAGCTCAAGTGCTCAAGGTTGCTGTCGCATCGTGTTCCGGCGGCGCGATCCTTTTTGTAGGTGGCCAATTCCTCGGGGTCGACATCTAACCACGGAACGCTGACGAACCAGACGCCAACCGGCTTTCCAAAGCCCCAAAGTGTCGGCGCGTACCACTTGCTGCCGTGGAACAGGGCCGGTGCATTAGGGGTCAAGTCAGCAAGCTTCAGAGCGCTGTCTGCCGGATCTGGCAGCGGAACCTGATCGATGGCCGACCAGACCTCCTTGCCTTCCGGAGTGTTCTTTCTCGGAACCCAGAGCCCATGCTTTTTCAGGAGACGATAGGTTTTCTGGCATGGCGGCGCCTTGAACGTGAACCCGGCAAAGTTGCCGCTGTTCTGCCAGGTCTTGAATTCGCCGCCGACCTGTTTGGCCACCTTGTCAGCGTGGACGGACGCAACTGATAGAAGCTCTTGAAGGCGATCGATCTCATCGACCATTGGGCCTTCGGTGATACGGAAATATCGCTTGTATACGCTCATGGCAATAGCTTCCTTCGCCCGCCGTACACCGGCAGGCTCTTGTGTGGGGTAGGGGTTAGGCTAGGAAGTGGTGGCCGATAGCGACAGATGCCGCTTCGGCTTCGGTGCTGAACATCAATTCGCTGGTGCTGGGCGATCCCCAGCTTTCGTATCGGACCTTTCGCCACCACTTGCCGTAGGCTTCGTACGGCTCGCCGATTATCTCTGTGACGTAGCAGTCGACGAGGTTCATAGGCACCCCGCGCAGTCTTCGAGCAGGCCGTTATAGTCCCGCTTCAGTCGGTCGCGCTCACTGGTCAGCGCCTCAACCTTGCGATGGATGTACCGGGCGATTGTCTCGCCTGGGCGCATGTCGGCGGCTGGCGTGCCTCTGAGCACGGCCTCCCATTCGTGGGCGGTCAGTTGATCGGTCATGGCGCCACCTTCTGGCCGAGCAGCACATCGCTGACGACTTCCCAGAGCTTGGCTGGTGACCACTGGAAGCGATCGAAGTCCGTGTCGGGCTCTATGCCGAATCGGCAAGTTGAGTGCGCGCCTGCCGGATACTCGCCGCGCTTTGCCATGATCGTCGCCACTCGCCCATCGCCGCCAGGCTCCGTGCGGTGGTAGTCATATGCCCGGGTGTTGTAGTCGTTTCCGGCAGTTACCTCGAAGGTGCCGGACGGGACCATGTCAGCGCGCCCGTCTGGCGTCCATGGCCGCCCGCCGCCGGCGGTTCGTGCACCTTCATGCAGATACAGCACGAATTCGCCTGCGTCGTGGCAGACCAACTCGAACTCATGGTTGATCTGTGTGCCGACGATCACCCGGGAAGTGAAGTTGAAACGGTGGTCATGGATCGCCGAGTGCTCGAAGCAGGTTCGACGCGGAAGCTCTGGGTGCCAGACGTGAAGGCGTTGATTTCCTTGGAGTTGGACCTGCACAAAGCCCAAGCCGTGCAGGGTGATTTTGTCGGTCATTACGTCGTCGATGATCATGCCTTCACACTCCAAACGCTGCCGTCTACCAGGTCACCACGGCGAACAAACTTCGCCCCGCCCGTCAGGTGATGCAGGATCGCGAACTCTGCAGAAGTGCGAGCCAGCGAGTAGGTGCGCCCGGTCGGGCGGTGGGTGTATGTCGTTTCCATGCGGGTTACTCCTGGCTGAGGATGTCGAGTTGGGCCTTGGCGCATTCGTCCGGGCCGTGCGGCAGGCGGTTCGGTTCGATTACTTCGTACTCACTGTCATCACCGTGATGACCGGCTTCACGTCGAGACTCGTTGTCGAACTTGTCGCGCAACGATTTGCTAATCGTTATTTCGTGGCGCGGGACAGCAAGGAAGGCCTGTAGCTCG